TATCAGTTTTTTGAAGTGACTTGTGGTAGCGTAAAAACAAACCTAGTGAGGATAACCCTTGAACAAAATTACCGAGCAGCTGCTCCCTCTAGCCGTAGATGTAAAAAAGCTAGTCCCAGCAAAGAGCAACCCACGCAAGGGCGACATTGACGCAATCAAAAAAAGCTACGAGCGCTTTGGTCAGCGCAAACCTATTGTTGCTCTAAAAGAAACTAGCGAGATTATCGCCGGTAACCACCAGTACCAAGCTGCGCTAGATCTAGGCTGGGACAAGATCGCGGTGGTGTTTGTAGAAGATGACGCAGAAACCGCAACAGCGTATTCGATTGCCGACAACCGCATTGGTCAGCTGGGCGAGTGGAATGTCGAAGAACTGGTTATGGCTTTCGAGAAGATTGACTACGCAGACTTTGACAGCATTGGTTTTAGCGAGAGCGATGTTGAGGATTATCGCGCGCTGCTAGACGAGCAAGCTATGAGTATGCCGGCTATGCCAACTATGGACGGACACTTAGGCGACAAAGCTGGCAAGGTTCAGGAAGATCCTGACCTAACTGTAAAGAAAGACGCAACCTACGCTGAGTTTCTAGAGCGATACGCGAACCGGGCTGTGCGTGCCATTATTCTTTACTACCCAAACGACACTTATGGGACAATGGTAGAGAACTTAGACAAGTTGGCTAAGCAAATGGGAACAAAAGACAATGCGGAAACCATTGAACTTTTGGTAAAGGAGAAACTAAGTTGAGCAGTCTGCCAGAGTTTGAGATTAAGCGTATTCTTACCAAAGAGGAAGCCGACAAGGTTGTTGGTGACAAAGTTATTGACCAAGAACCTAATGTGAATGAGGCAGGGATCTATCGCGATGCAGACACCGGCGAAGCCATTTTGGTATACGCACCTTATCCGAAGCCTGTCACAGCGCTGCGCAAAGCTGTTTTGGATACTAATTACAGCACTACTTTGCGTGCTAGTGGGACTCGCAACGCTTCTCGTACTTTCGGCTTCACTACTCGCTCTGCTGTTTTACAGCGCGAAGCTTGCACTCCAACGAGCTTGGCGTGGGAGTCCCCAGAAGCGCAGATTACCCTAAACCAAACTGCCGAAGATCTAGCAACCTTCTTGCTACAAGAATTGCCAGAAGTTTACGAGCAGAACTACCGCGAGATACAGCAGGTTCTACCCGAATGGCGTATGACCGATGACGCGCTATGGACTTCTGGGGTAATCAACCAGTCCTCGGCGCTGCCTTACCACCGCGACGGGTCTAATTTCGACACTTGGTCAGCTATGCCGGTAGTGCGCCGAGGTATGGACGGCGGACACCTACACTTTCCGGAATACGGCATTACTGTAAATTGTCGTGACGGGTGGGCGCTCTACTTCAATGGCTACGCTTATGTTCACGGTGTAACGCCAATGAAGACCCGGTCTAAAGACGGCTACCGATACAGCATTGTGTTCTACGCGAAGCGCGGTATGAAGGACTGCCACACCTACGCAGTAGAAGTTGGCGAGGCGCGCGCTAGGCGTAAGGAGCGCGAAGCTGGTATGGCTACTGCTACGCCAGAGGAGATTATGGCAAAGATCCCTAATGGCAGATCCACAGGCGATACGCGCATAATCAACGACTAAAAAACTCTCAACCTACGGAGCAAAATGGAATACCAGATCGCAATACCGAGTTATCGGCGAGCGGAGCTACTACAAAAAGCCACACTAGCCACGCTAGAACGGCTAAAAGTGCAACCTGAACGGATTACTATTTGGGTTGCTAACGAAGCCGAGGAAGCCGATTACCGGGCTGTTCTGGGCAACAAATACCGAATCGCTGTCGGCGTGCTTGGTCTAGTCCAGCAAAGACGCTTCTATCATCAGCAATACGAGCGCGATACTCGCCTAATTGAGATCTGCGATGATGTTTTCGACATCAAGATCGCTTCGGGCAAGTCGCTTTTGCCGTATACCGATACCTTAGACAAGATCGCCGAGGTCGGCTTTGGCGTATGCGAAAAGGTCGGCGCGCGTATGTGGGGAATAAACCCGGTGTCTAATCCCTTCTTTATGGACAACACCATTTCGGTCGGACTGCGCCTAATCTATGGCACATTCTTTGGCTCTTATGCTGGCGATCCTGTATTTACCGAAGCGCGCATTAGCGAGTCTTCTTCGGCAGAAGACTTTGAGAACAGCCTAAAAAGTTTCGTGACCTACGGCAGCTTGGTGCGCATAGATAACCTGACACCTATAAGCAAGTTGTTTACGACACCGGGCGGAATCCTGTCAATGTTGGCGGAAACTTCGGGTAATACTCGTATGCAGGAACACGAAGTCCACCTAAACCAAATTGTCGAAACCTACTCCGACTTGGCAACCCTCTACCGCAAAGCTGGCGATGTGCTAAACATTCGCCTAAAGAGAGTGACGCACGCCAAAATCCCAAGCACCGTCTAGGCTACGGATATGGCTAAAGTTGGCAGACCACCTAAACCGGTCGAAGAAAAACGGCGCACCGGCAACCCCGGCAAGCGCGCTCTACCCTCGCAAGATGTGGTAGTTGCGCTACCGGCAGCCGAAAACACGCCAGAACCTAGCCGACCGCTGGGCAAGCACGGGTTAGCTTTTTGGGATCGCGTATGGCAGTTTGGTATCAACTGGATTAGTCCCAGCACCGATTACGAAGTAATGCTTATGACCGCAGAACTAATTGACGAACGCTGGAACTTGCGCGTAAAGGTTATGACCGAGGGACAAGCTAGAGATAGACGCGCTCTACGCGATCTAGAGCGCCTAATTGACAGCCACCTAAGCCAACTGGGGCTAACACCTGCCGACCGCTCTAGGCTCGGTTACGCCGAAGTCAAGAGATTATCCAGAATTGCCGAGCTAAAGCAGATGCGTAATGAGTAACTTTCCACCACGCTGGCTAACGCCGGTCAATGTTTTAGAGAACCCTAATTCTAGAGCGAACCAGATTATCGCCTTCATTGAGGAATACGGCTTACAGACAAAGGACACTATCGCCGGTAAGTCAGGAACGAAGCTAGAACTACGCGACTGGCAAATCCAGCTAATCAAGAACCTGTTTGCGGAAGACGAAAACGGCAAACTACTAGCAAGAACCGCACTGGTCGGAATGCCTAGAAAGAATGGCAAGAGCGCGCTAGGTTCGGCGCTCGCATTGTGGAGTTTGTATCTGGGCGATGACGGTGGTGAGGTTTATTCCTGTGCTGCTGAAAAGGAACAGGCGCGCATTGTGTTCGGTGACGCGAAGCGAATGATTGAGGCGAACCCCGATCTGCTAGAAATGACCAACCTTTACCGCGATGCCATAGAAGTAAAAGCAACCGGGTCAATTTACCGCGTGCTATCGGCAGAAGCTTTCTCCAAAGAAGGTTTGTCGCCAACCTTTGTAGTGTTTGACGAGCTACACGCCAGTCCGAACCGAGAGCTTTTCGATGTTATGGCGCTGGGTATGGGTGCGCGTAGAGAGCCAATGCTGCTGTCTATCACAACTGCTGGCGTAAAAACTGACAACTCTGGCAGCGACTCAGTAGCTTATTCGCTATACCAATATGGTCAGAAGGTGGCACGGAAAGAAATAACCGACCCAAGCTTCTTTATGGCTTGGTGGGAAGCGGAGAACGAAGCCGACCACCGCGATCCTGCAACTTGGGAAGCAGCTAATCCCGGCTACGGCGATCTAAACTCGGTTGAAGACTTTGAAGCTATGGCGCGCAGAACACCGGAAGCGGAGTTTAGAACTAAGCGCTGTAATCAGTGGGTTAGCTCCCAGAATGCGTGGCTACCGGCTGGCGAATGGGACAAGCTAAGCGAACGGCAAGATCTAGACCCAGACGCCGAGTATGTGGTTGGGTTTGACGGCTCATTTAACGCAGACTGCACAGTGCTAGTCGGCTGCCAGTTGCCACGCAACGAAGACGAAAAACCGTATCTGTTCCTTATCAAAGCGTGGGAGAAGCAAAGCACCGACCGCGATGATTGGCGCGTGGACACCTTAGAGGTGGAAGGCGAGATTATGCGCTTTGTTCAGAACTATCCAAAAACCCTAGAGGTCGCGTGTGACCCTTTCCGTTGGCAGCGATCTATGGCGGTGCTACAAGATAAGGGCATACCGATTGTTGAATGGCCTTCGACTTCGGCTAGGCGTATGGTACCGGCGTGTCAAAAGTTTTACGAGTATGTCACCGAGAGCAAATTAGCTCACGACGGCGATCCTTTGCTGGCGCGACACCTAACTAACGCAGTTATTAAGGTAGACCAGTATGGACCTCGCATTGTCAAAGAACACCGACACAGCTCCAAGAGAATTGACGCAGCGGTCGCTGGTATCATTGCTTTAGACCGCGCTTTAGTAGTCAGAGAAGCTGAAGAAGAACCGAAGATACCGGGCTTCTTTATTTAGGAGAAGAAATGGCGATAATTTCACAATTACTAGGCGCGATCCTAGTTGCGCTCGGTGTTGGGCTTATGTTTCTACCTGCTGGCGTAGTAGTCGCCGGCATTTTCGCGATGCTTTTTGGTATCGCGCTAGAGAGAACCACTAAGGAGAACAAGTAATGCTGGCTAGTTTCTTTTCAGAGCAGCGCGCAATTAGCTACCAAAGCTTGTTCGCTTCCGGTGACGACCTAGAAATCGGCACGCAAGCCGGCACGCTAATCAACAGCGAAACCGCTTTTCAGGTAAACGCGATCTTTAGCGCGGTATCTCTTATTAGCGACACTATCTCTACCTTGCCTCTAGACGCTTTTGTGCGCAGCAACGGCGAAAGAATTGCTATGCGACCTCGCCCAAGCTGGGTAACGAAGCCAGATGTGGACACGACGCGCGAAGCTTTTTACGGCGCAATCATTGTTTCGCTTTTACTAGACGGCAACGCTTTTGTGCGCGTATATACCCAGAACGGACAGATTGTAAACCTAACTGTGCTAAACCCAGCGAAGGTCACAATCAAGCGCAACGGCTTGGGTCGCGTGCAGTTTATGGTCGAAGGCGAAAAAGGTGCGCTATCTACTGACGAAGTTATTTTTATTCCCGATGTAGTACGACCCGGTCAGCTTCGCGGTGTGTCTAGGGTAGACGCGCTAAAGGAAAACTTTGGCTTGGCTATGGCGCTAGAAAACTACGCAGCGCGTTTCTTCGGTCAAGGCGCAACGACTCAGGGTGTTATTGAGTTTGAAGGCGAAATGACCTACGAGCAAGCACAGCAGTTGCAGCAAGCTTTCGACTCACGCCACAAGGGTTGGCGCTACTCGCACAAGACCGGCATTCTTTACAATGGCGCAAAATACAAGGCGACCAATGTTCCGAATGACCAAGCGCAATTCCTAGACTCTCGCCGTCTGGCAGTGGAAGATGTGGCGCGTGCCTTCAACATTCCGCCTAACCTAATGGGATTGCCCGGCACAACTAGCTACGCCAGCGTGGAGCAAAACAACCTAGCGTGGGT